CATGGTCAGCTTGGAGCTTACGGCTGCCCAGTTGCCGGCGACCGTGGATCTGCATTTTCAAGTAACTGGTGGAGCGGCGGATTGTAGCGTCAGGGGCAATGCCAGCGGTTTTATCTACACGACGTTGTCAGTGAAAAAAGTCTGATGAGCGATATCAACTTCTTTGACGGCATCGACCCCGACGATGAGATCGGCATGCAGGACGCGCGTCTGCAAAGCGCGCTGCGTGAGAACAGCCGCCGGCAGGCAGCGCTCGACGCCATCCATATGGCGCACGGTATCGAGCACGAAGTGACCGGCGATGCTCCCGGCTACATCCTGCATTATCTGCGCGACATGCGTGAGCAGGCCGTCAATGCGATGTCGCAGTTGGTGAAGGGGGCGGCCATGAGCGAGGAGGCTAGGCTCGCGGCCAAACTGCAGATCCAGCCCTACGCGCATCTGATGCACTGGGTGGACGAGAAGCTGGCGACCGGTCGCGAGAAACAAAAGGAATTGGATGACATCGACCGCCTGATGGCGGGGGAGGATTGAGAGCATGTCGAATCAGGGTGATTTTTACGATCAGCAGCCTGACCCGCGTGGCCAGCCGGATACGGACGGGCGTGACGAATATGTGGATATTCCGCAGCAGGGCGGCGTTTCCGACCAGCCCGATGCGGTTACGCGTGATGACAGGGAGCAGCGGGCATCTCTTACGCCGGCCGAGGAGCGGGCCGCGCTGGTGCAGCGCATTCGCGAGCGACGCATTGCAGATCAGGCGATGCGTGAATACCAGCAGGAGCAAGGGCAGCCGCAGCAGATCTATCAGCAGGGCTATGAGCAGCAACCGGCCGAGGAGCCGACGCCGGAGAAGCCGAAGAACCATCGGCTGGTGGTCAATGGCGAGGAGCGCTGGGTCGACGATGACGAGCTGATCCGCCGGGCGCAGCTGTCGACCGCTTCGACGGACGCGCTGAACGAGGCCAAGGCGACGATCCTCGAGGCGCGCAGAATCCGTCAGGAAGCCCTTGAAGAGACACAACGTTTGCGGCAGAGTGCGGCCGCTCGTGAAGCGGCAAACCAGCGTCTTCAGGAGCAGACGCCCGACCAGTATCCGCCCCAAACCCAAGGGCCGGCGGCACTGCGTGAGATCGCCGAGGCGATCCAGACTGGCGATACCGACGACGCCGAGAAGGCGCTCGCGGAGCTGATATCGGGGCTGCGTGCCGAGCAACAGCAGCTGCGCCAACAGCAGCAGCCGCAACAGCCTGTGCAGCAGATCAACCCGGTAGAAGTCGCTGACTTGGCCAATGCGCGACGCGACGAGGCCATGGCAGCTGAATGGTTCCGACAGTTTTTCGAAGCGAACTATCCCGCATATGTGGGTCGTCCGGGCCTCATCATGGAGGCTCAGATACGGATGCACAGGGAAGCCCTGAACGAGCTGCGCAATCTGGTCGGCCGCAATGGGCGCTCTCTTACGGATGCCGAGATGCAGCCGGTGCGTCACGATCTGGAAGCGGCACTGAAGTGGCTTGGCAAATACCATGACCAAGGCATCAAGCGCCGGGATGGACGCAGGGCTGCGAACCCGTTCGAGATCTTTCAATACTCGGCGGACGCGACCATGGAAGAGCTTGGGATCAGGCGGCCACAGCAACAACGGCAGCAGGCTCCCCCAGCGCAATATGTCGGCAACCACTCTCGTCAAGAGCAGCGCTTCCAAGAGAAGCGGCAGCTTGTGGAACCGAGGCCCGCACAAACGGGGCAGCGGCAGGGAAGTGGGTATCAGAAGCTCACACCGGAACAGTCGAGAGCACGAGCAGTCCAGATGCGCAGGCAAGCCACCGGATTTGATCGTGTAGCCTCTTAAAGTTCCCTCCCCCGGCCAGCCTGCTCCTCGCGGTCCAAACGCAAAGGAGCAGAGGGAAAAGATGGCTGGTTTGGCATGGGGTGGCGATCTCGGCGAAGGATACATGGGCTCGGCCGATATGGACGAGCTGTCAGATATCCTGCGCTTTACGCTGCAGCCGCTTGCAAAAATGCGGCAATTCGTCGAGCCGAGAGAGGCTGATAAGCCCTACCACAAGGGCGATCAGTTTTTCTGGAACATTTACGGCGACACCAGTAATGCAGCTCCAGAAGAGTTGCAGGAAACGGAAATCGTTCCAGAGACTGACTTCCAAGTAACACAGTCCAGCTTGACTATTAAGGAAGTGGCAATTGCCATTCCATTTACGGCCAAGCTTGAGATCCTTGCCAAGCATGATCTCGTTGCTGTGGTAAAGAAGGCTCTGGCCAACAACGCCCGGCGCTGGTTCGACGCGGAAGTCTGGAAGAAATTCAAGTCGACGCCGCTGGTGGCGGTGCCGGCTGGTGGGACGTCGACCACGGCCTTCACGGTCGACACTGACGGAGTCACCGCGGTCACCAACAACATCGAGCTGTCGAAAGAGCACATCAACATCTTCGACGACACGATGCGGGAACGGAACATCCCGCCCGACCAGCGGACGGACTCGTACATCATGACGAGCCATCCGACGACGTTCAGACCGTTACGCAACGACATGGAGACGCTCAACGTCTACACCGAGAGCGGCATCCAGAAAGTCTTTGCCGGCGAGATCGGTCGCTACTCTGGTTTTCGTTTTGTGGAGCAAACGAATATCCCCAAGGGCGGGGCCGAGGACTCCACAGTCTTCAATCCATACACCGGCATTGGTGACCCTTGGGACAACGCCAAGTCTTCGTGGGCCTTCGCTTTCGGCGACGACACCGTGCTCGAATGCGTTGTCTGCGAGGAGCAAGTGCGGGCGCGCATTCCCGGCGACTATGGGAGAGCGCATGGCATGGCTTGGTATTTTATGGGCGGCTACGGGCTCACTCACACGGTGGCGGCCAACGCCAGAGTGTTCGAGTGGGGCAGCGCCGCCTAATCCCGAGATCAACTGAATGAGGAGATACGCTCATGGCGTATGACGATCAGTTCAATCGCACGCAGCACTATTCCTTTGGGCCGCATACTTTCTCCGGCGGGGCGACATTCGCCGTTCCAATGCCGGCCGGGAAGAATGGCTATCTGATGGATTACGGCATCGAGGGCGTCACGACCACGACGACCACGACTGCTGCAATCTCGATCGGTACGGTCGCCGACCCGGATGCCTACGGAGATGATCTGGCGGTGGCGGTTGCCGCCACTGGCGCTCCGGGCATGAAGTCGGTGCGCAGCTCCTGCAATCTGAACACGGCGTCCGGCAAGGCGGCGTTCGATCTCCTGATGGTCGATCGGCGCATTCCGGCAGGCACGCAGGCTGTCCTGACGGTGGTTGCCGGCGGCGCTGGCGTGGGCAGTGCCTTCGTAGACATTGCGTGGGATCCGTAATGGCCGACGAGGATCGCCGTGCCGACCGGCATCGGGGCGTAGTGCAGGAGGGCTACACGCTTGTCGCGCGTCGCCCCCGTAACGTCGCCCCGGGCAACATTGTGAGCCTAGAGACGGCAGAGCGTGTCGAGAAGCGAGGGTCGTTGTTTGACGACATCTTCGCGGAAGATCCGATCATACGAACGCGGGCACGGCGCTTGGACCGTATGACCGACGATCCGCACGATCGCGAACCCTATCTCGATTATGAGGGATGAACCCAATGGCAAGACAGACAGTATCGAATGAATCGGCTGCTCGCGGCCAGACCATTCGCATCGAAACCGGTCGCGAGATCGAGGACAAGCTGCCCTACGAAAAGCCGCGCGAGTCACTGCACGGCCGCTTGAAGGGCGACGCCAGCGATCTCTCGCACTCCATTCGCGGCAACAAAGTCGCGCGTCCCGGCGATATGGAGAACAGCGGCTGATGGCTGACGATCTGACGCTAATCCATGGCATCGCAGAGAAAACCGCTGCGGTGTTCGTGGCCAGCGGGGTCGATACGTTCGACAAGTTGGCGGCGTTGACCAACGAGGAAGTCGAGCGCATCGAGGAGCGCATTGGTGGTCCCGGCTTCCGCGGCCGCATCGATGCCGGCAACTGGCGCGATCAGGCAAACATTCTGGCCGCGCGCAGGGCTGCGCCCCCCAATCCTGCCGACGTCGCGACGTACGAGCTGCAGGACGTCCCCGACGAGGATCTCATCGACGATGAGCCGATGGGGCCGGTCGACGATGTTCCACCGGATGAACCGCAGCTTCCACCGCCTGATCCCATGTCACCGCTGACGCCGACCGGTGAGATGATGGAAAAGCTGCGGGAGCAGATCGCCGCCTCGCAGCGGCAGATCGAGGAGCAACGCAAGCAGTTTGCCGAGGCGCAGAAGCAGCTGCAGCAGCTTACGACGCAGCGCCCAACCCGCGCCCAGCCGGTCGAGAGAAGCTTCGCGCGTGTGATGCTTCCTGCCAGCGAAGGAGGCCGGCGCTACCGGCTGAACCCGCACAAGAAGTTCTCGGACATCGTCGGCTTCGATCCGATCAATCTGCCGCTCAGTGTCACGCACCAGCAAGTGGTGGATGAGAACGGCGAGAACCGTGTCGCCTATTTCGATCAGGATGGTGTGCAGCGTTATTTTGCCGATGGCGACGATCTCGACATCGATCTCAGTGACGTGGAGCCTCCGCACCGGGCTACGGTCGAGAACTGCAATCTGCGGCACTGGCTGGAAGATCGCGTCGAGTATGATTTCCCGATGGTAAGGGCCGCCATGAAGGAGCGGTTTTCCTATGACGCGCCGAGTATTCGGGAAGCCAAGAAAGAGCTGCATCGCCTGACCCGCACGAACCGGTAGAGCGGGGAGTGGCCCATGGCGGCGATGACATGGGATGCCCTGACGGGACCGAAGACCCAGTCAGGGTCCATCCGGCGCTGGATCAATTACGATCATATTGATCCGGAGGAAATTATTGCCGAGGCCGAGGACTGGATGTCCATGTTCCTGCGCGTGCGGGACATGCAAGTCCGGATCAGCATGAACACACTTCGAGTTTTGCAGGGGGCAAGTGCGCTTCTTCTCAATCCGGGGCTTGTGGCAGTGGGTCTGCCGGAATTCCTCGATCCGCTGACGTTCTATCTGCCCGGGCACGGTTATCTGCGTTACGTCGCGCAGGACGAAATTGACCAGATGCGCTGGCCGGAAGTTATTATTCCACAGCCCGGCGAGCCTGTTACATTTCCTCCCGAATGGTCTTGGGCCATCGGTTGCCCGACCCGTTACACCATCATCGGCGACATCATGGCTTTCGATTGTGTCGTCGATGCCGATTATTGGCTGCTCGGTAATTATTTCGGCCGGCCGCCGGCCTTGAGTGTAACTAACCAGACAAATGTCTACACCAACAAGCTGCGCAAGATCTTCAAGGAAGTGCTGCTCGGCTGCGCCTATCAGATGCAGAAGGATAATCAGCAGCAGGCCTATCATATCCAGCAGGCGCTGGCGCTGATCCAGCAGAAGAAAGTCACTGACGATCTGTATCTGCGGTCGCAGGAGTTCGATGTGAGGATGGCAAGCTGATGCCCGAGACCAATACGTCACGTCTGAATCTGGTCAAGCCGTCGATAGGCGGCTCCAACAACACATGGGGCGGCTTCCTTAACACCGATCTGGACAATCTCGACAGGATCTATCGTGATCTGACCGGCAATCTGACCAGCACGCAAGACCCCGTACTGGGCGTGAACTGGCATCTCGTCACTCCTGTCTATGCGGGATACGAGGATCAGACAACGACGGCGGGAAGAGGGTTTCGCCTGCTGATCCGCAGCGGGGCTGCCGTCACAGGCTCGATGCATTTGAATAATGATCCGGTCAAGAAGTGGGTGAACGGCGTTCTTGGTGATCTGGAGCTGGGGGATTTTCCATCCGGCTATATCGGCGATTTTGCCTATCGCCAGCAGAATAGCGACTGGATACTTCTGAACCCCGGCACTGGACTGGCAGCGGATGTCCCGTTCGCCAGCGAGGCAACGGCCGGCAAAGCCGAGCTGGCAACCAATGCAGAGGCCAATAGCGAGACTGACGACACGCGGATCATCACGTCGAAGAAGCTGAAATATTATCTGGACAATCATACCGCCACCAACGCACAGGCGCTGGCTGGAACTGATGCCGAAATACTTATTACGCCGGCAAGTCTGGATCATGTCCTCGACAATCGGGTGCCTGCCGCAACCATGACGGCGTCCGGTATTATCGAGATTGCCACGGAGGCGGAGGGGTTGACGGGGACGGACAATGCGCGTGCGATTACGCCGTCTGTCGCTGACTATCTGTCCCGCCAGAGGCAAGTGCGGACGCAAAACCAGATTGCTGAGTGCTCCAGCCTTATCGTCTCTTACGTAAGCGCCAATGTCGTCAATGTCGATTGCCTGTTTATGATATTATACGACGTCAATTCCAACTCTCTCAGACGCGTATCCAGTGTGAATGTCAGCGCGAATATCACAACAACAGGAGCCGGAGGGCGTGATGCCGGCGCTGACGCTTCCAGCACTTGGTATAGCATCTGGGTGATTGGCAAGGACGACGGGACGCTGGACGCGCTGCTTTCCCAGTCGAACGGCGCACGCGGGCCGGAGGCCAGCTCGCCCGGCGCTCCGACAATGCCGACTGGCTATACGTGGCGCGGTTATGCCGGCAGCGTTTACAACAACAGCAGCGGAAACTTTGTGCCGTTCCATCAGTGCGGAAACTCCGTCGCCATCGCATCTCAGGGCGGCTCTGCGTTGTCGCTGGCCGATGTGAACTGGCATGTCATTCCCAGCATAACCACCATGATCCCGCCGGAAGCGCTGAGCGTGGATCTGCGCGTCGACATGATGTCCTCCCTTTACGAGGCGTGTGATTGCCGGTTGGCATCCGCTGCCACGGCGGGCACGCCCGGCAGCGGGGTGACATTCGGGGACACGCGTATCTCCGGAGCTTCCATTCCCCTTTCGCCATCCGGAGGACCGCCTGCTGTTGTTTCCGGAACTGCAACGGTCAGGCTGTCGGAGGCGCAGACTGTCTATGCGCGCCTGCCAACCGCAACCGCCGGAGCGATGGATTACGCAAATGTCTATGTCACCGGCTATACCATCTGAGGCCGGGCATGCCGGAAATCACTATCCCGCCCGGTGTCGTAAAAACGCTCAGCGAGGCCACCGCTGTCGGGCGTTTTATTCAAATGGATCATGTGCGTTTCTATAACGGCAAGGCGCAGAAGATCGGGGGCTGGACGAAGCTCAACCCATTTGAGCCGCTGCAGGGCGTGCCACGCTCCCTCTACGCATACGCCAAGTCCAACCGGCAGGAAGTTAAGATCGCCGGCACCGAGACGCGCCTGTATGCCATGGACTTGAGCCATTCCATTTCCGACATCACTCCGTATCGGAAAGTTACGCCACATGACCCGGCCGTTACGTTGAGCACACCGGGGACGGGCGTTGAAGTCACTGTTTTTGACGCCGTGCATGGAGCTGAAGCCGGCGATGTGGTTCATATCACCCCCACCCATTCTCTTGGCACCATAACATTCACGGCCGGCGATTATGTCGTGGACAGCGTAGTCAATGCAAATGAGTTCATTGTTTTGGCAGACGATGAGTCGTCAATTCCGGCTGTTGTCGGCGATATATTTACAATCTCGTATTACATCGAGCCCGGCTCGGCCGATTCATCCATCACGCACGGCTATGGCGCTGGCCCTTACGGCGAGCTGCTGTATGGCATCGACAACGTCGGTGCGGGAGATCCAAACGCCGAGAAAGTCCCGCCGCGTTACTGGTCGCTGGATAATTACGGCACCAGCGGGCTGTTTACATTTCAGGATGCGCCCGGTGTTTTTCTCTGGGACGGAAACGTCAATGTAAAGCCGGCCATCATTGCCGGATCAGAGCCGGCACTGAACGAAGACATCATCTATGCCTTTGTCACGCCGGAGCGCTTCATTTTTGTCTTGTGCGAGGGGATGGTGTTAAAATGGCCGGATCGCGACGACATCACTGACTGGGTGCCGACATCGACCAACACCGCTAATGAGCGCAGACTGGCCTCCGGATCGCATTTCATTGCAGGCACCCGGCTTGCCAGTGTGTCATTGATCTGGACCGACACCAGCGTCTATCTCGCTCAGTACATCGGTGGCAATTCGATCTACAACACGCAGCTCATCGGCACCAATTGCGGGCTGGTAGGGCCGGGGGCGTTTTGCCACGAAACGGGGACGGCGTTCTGGTTCGGCTGCAATTCGTTTCATATGTTCGCCGGCCAGATCGGCCCGATTCCAAATCAGGATAATGTGCTGGCTTGGATGATCTCGCGTCTCGACCCGCTGAATGCGGTCAAGATGACATGCTTCTTCAATCCGGCCTTTCGGGAAGTCTGGTGGCTGTTTCCAGAGCGTGACCATAACGAGCCAAATCTGTATGTGGCCGTCAATCTGGATAATTTCGAATGGATACACGGCAGCCTAGATCGTTGCGGAGCCACGCAGCAGGCGCAGCAAAGCCGGCGCCCGATCCTCTCCAGCCCGGACGGATTTTTATACGAGCACGATCAGGAGCAGCGTAACGCCGTAGAGGACACAATAGCCAATGTGGACGGGACTTATACGCCTGTCGAGTTCCCCATCGACTGGCATTACCAAGTCGGCCTGTGGCGTATACCGAGCGACAAAAAGCAATCGGTCGACATATTCGGGTTTGCTCCCGACTTTGAATATCAGACGAACCCGATTTCGTTGGTTGTTCGGGCTTATGACCGGCCACAATCTGCGCTCTTCGATCAAGAAACTGCAGTCTTGTCCAACAACGCAACTGAGCTTGTCGATCTGCGCGTAGCCGGGAGATACTTCTCCTACCACATGAGTCAGATGGGTGAGGACAATAGCCTATTGGGAGGCGATTTCCGCGACGGAACGCACTGGCTGGAAGTGCAGGGCGCGGGGCTGCGGCGATGAGGAAAGTGTCGCTCGGCAAGCCGCTGGCCAATGACGTCAATTCCAAGCTGGAATGGGTGCTGAAATCGATCGTCGAGATCGAGTTGGCCTCCGCCGAGCGCGATCCGGAGTTCGACAACTACATCCCCGCCAGCAAGACGGTTGTCACCGAATACGACCCACCCAACATCGGCTCCAACGGCACGTTCGCGGACACGTTCACGGTGACCGGGGCGCTGGTGGGACAGCCGGCGTTTGCCTCCTTCTCGGACTATCTGGAGACCATGATCCTCACGGCGGAAGTGGTGGCTGACGACACGGTGGAAGTCATATTCCACAACATCACGCCGGGGGCAGTGGATCTTGCCGAGGGCACCCTGACGATCGTGTTGATGAAGCCATGATCCGCATCGCCACCCCGCCTGACATCGAGCCGATCATCGAGCGGCTGCTGATCCCGTTTCACGACGAGCACCAGCTGGTGCGTGAGACCGAGCTGGACATCGATCGCATCCGTACATGGGTCATGGAGATGGTGGCCGAGGGGCGAGTGATCGTGGTCGAGATGGAGGGAGAGATCGTCGGCGGCATTGGCTTCAGGGACTACGAACCCCCTTACGCTAACGTCGTCTGGCTGGTAGATGATTTCTTCTACGTTCGACCGGAATGGCGTGGTGGTTCGGTAGGGCTGGAGCTGGAGCGGTTTTTCCGCGATCTGGCCAAGTCCAGTAAAAAGACAGCCATTCTGACGGTCTTCAATCCCGGGCGCGTGGCCAGCCGAGGCCGGATCGCTCGGGTCTTCGGTTTAACCCCGATTGGTCACTGGCTGCGGGTTGCCTGAAGATGTGCGGCTTTTTCGATAGCAAGGACAAGGAGACCACGCAGAAGACGACGCCGGACGAGCTGACGCAGCGCATACGCATGGCACTGATCCCGTATGCCATGCAGATGATGAACCAGAGCTTTCCCGGCTATGCCGGGGACCGGCGCGTCGAACCATTCACTGACGATCAGCGCTCCGGCTTCGGCATGGTGCGCAACTACACCAACGCTCCGACCCCCTATTATGATTTTGCGCAGCAGACGGCACGCTCCTACGCCAACGCCCCGCAGAGCACTGTCAACTACACCAGCATCGATTACGACCCGATGCGGACTGATGGCGGGACACGCATCAGTTACGACGACATCAATTATGGCGGCCGCATTGTCGATGAGAGTGGCCCGCTAGGCAAAGTCTCCGACTACATGAACCCCTACGTGCAGGGGGTAGTGCAGCCGCAGATCAGGGAGCTGGGCGAGGCACGCCGGC